CGTTACGCCGGTCGCCACCCCGCTCGATTCTGCGAGCCCAGCGGCCACCGCGGTCGTGAGGCACTACACCACGGCTGCCGAGGCGACCGGCGCAGCCATCGGCGGCCCCATCGCGATGGCAAACGTGCAGACCGGCGTCGTGACAACGCCAACCGTCAACACGCCCCCACACAACGTTCTCTTCCCAGAGATCGGCACGACGATTGGGCAGGCGATCGTCCTCAGGGGCGCGGCGCAGTTCCTCGAGGTCCAGAACGTGACTCCGGCGAACTTGTCGGCGGCCACTGTGTTGTGTTACGCCGTCGAATGGGAAGAGGACGCCTCGTAACCTCTCCCGCGGGGCAGAATGGCACCGGGCGGCTCTCCCTCCCGTAGTCGCTCGGTGCCGCAGTACTCGCAGCAGCCGTAGGGTCCCATCCTCAGAGGTGACACCTTGGCTACTCAGCCTTCCCCGCTCCCAGACGCGTCGAGCACCACGCGCGGAGCGGTCTCCACTGGCCCCCAGACGCTCGGCACCGGGGAGAAGTCGGCGGATCAGATCGCCACCCCAATCGTCCGCGTCAAGCACAGTATTCCGGCTGGCACGGCTGGCACGAATGAGGCGCAGCTATCCGCCAGCTTCGGCGTGCTGATGGCCAGCGAAGACGCCGCCTTCGACCCGAATTTCTATCCGGTGCGCAGCTACTTCCCTGCCGTCATCGGGGTCACCGACACCACCGTGGAGCTCGACACTCAGGGCGGCGTCGTGAGCTTCCTCCCGCTGTCCACCGTCGCGCTCACTGGCAACCTGATTTTGAGTGGCGGTGCGATGGGACCGGTCACGTTCTCAACTCCTGGTTCGAACGGAATCGTCACGATCGCCATCATGCAGGAAACGCCAGGATCGGGGTTCACGGTGACGATGCTTAGCGGCCCGCTGTGCATACTTCATGGGGGCGGAACGGCAATCCTGAAGCTCTACGACTCAATCACGCTCGCCTACTGCGTCGGTGTCGGCATGTGGGTTGAAGTCTCGAGGAACATCGTATGAGCGCCACCGTCTTCGCGGCCTACGACGCGGCAACCGGCAACCCTCGCCCGGGGCTACTGCCGGTCTTCTCGGTCTACCGCTCGATCTCCGGCCCTCGCACCCCGCCACTGATCCGCGACCTCGGCGGAGGCCTCTACGACTTCACGCCTACCTCTGCCGACGTCACGGCGGGCACTGGCTGGGTCATCACGCTCAACCCGGCGCTCCCGGCCGCGGTGGTGCCACCGTACGCGAGCGGCGGCGTCGGGTACGATCAGTTCCTCGGCTTGTACAACGCTGGTGGGGTGCCCACGGCCGGCCTCACCGCGGCAATCGCCTCATACCGCAGCGCAGTCGGTGCCCCTGTCGTGCCAGTGCCTGCGGTGCTCGACCTCGGCGGCGGGCTCTACGCCTTCAGCCCCACTGCCGCCGACCGCGCGCTCGATGTCCAATACGAAGGGGCCACCGTCGCCCCGGGCATTCCCGCGCGGTGGTATGGGTCCGTCAACGACTTCACCGGCCCGCCGCCGGCATTCATCGGCGTCACGCTCCTCGAGCTCCGCACACGCTGCAAGCAGGAGTCGGACAACGCGGGCCAGTCGTTCATCACGGACTCTGAGTGGGACACGATGATCCGCGCCTCGTATCAGGAGCTCTATGGGCTCATCGTTTCGGCCTTCGGCAACGACTACTTCACCCAGTCGCCCGCATCGGGCTTCACGATCACGACCGACGGCGTCAATGAGATGTTCGCGCTGCCCAACGACCTCTTCAAGCTGCTCGCGGTCGACATCCAAGTCACAGCCCCGAACTACTGGGTCGCACTCAAGCCGTTCCAGATGGCCGAGCGAAACACGTTCGGTTTCCTGGGTTCGATGATTCCGATGGCAGGCCAGACGATTCGCCTGCTCTATGTTCCGCGCGCGACGCTGCCCTACGCGGACGCCGATGTCATCGACGGAGTGAACGGGTGGGAGGAATACATCGTCGTTGACGTGTGCATCAAAGCCCTCGGCAAGGAGGAGGCAGACGTCACGCTTCTCGACAAGCGCAAGAGAGACCTCCTCGAGCGCCTTCAGGGCGAGATCACCAACCGCGATGCTGGCTCCCCCGCGTGCGTCGCCGATGTCCAGAGGCGCCGCGGGCGCTCGATGCGCTACAGACTCAACGGGAATCAGCTGTGGCTCCGAGGAAACGGCATGCCCGCATGGGGCCCAGACGGCGCAGGCAACGACTACGGTGATGGAGGGTACTGGTGATGGCGTCGAATGCGCTCACCAACCTTCGAGGCAAAGACCCGGGCGCCAACCGCCAGACGGACGCGATCTCTCGCCTCGTGGAGCCGGTGGCCAAGTCGGTGATGGCAACACCCATCATGGGATCGCCTCCGCCTGCATGGATTCGCCCGCCTCTTGAATCAGGCTTCTTCGATGCTGGCGGCGGCCAATCTCCAATGCGATACCATAGAGACGTGCTTGGCTACGTGCACGTGCACGGTTACGTTACCGCTGCAGGTGGAGCTCCGGCCGGGACGGTCGTGACGACCATGCCACCGGGATATAGGCCCGACCTGGAGTATGGGTTTGTGGTCAACAGCTCAATAGGATTCAACGTCGTTGGCCTTCCAGCAAGTGGCCGCATGTATGTTGTTTACGCATTAGCGCCAGGTCAAAGCTTGGTAATTTCCTTCTCCTACCTCGCGGAGCAATGAATTGGGCGCCGAAGGACTAGACTTCCAGATGGTCTCGGTGGACTTCACCGGTGGCCTCGACACGCGCACGAACCCGAAACTGAGGGTGCCGGGCAAGTGGGATCTGTTGACGAACTGCGTCAACTCGAGGGACGGGTCGATCTCGAAGCGTGACGGCGTTCGCGCACTGGTGTCAGACCTCAACGGCCATGGGCTGGCGACGTTCGACGACGAGCTTCTCGCCATCAACGGCACAAACATCTACCGAACCACCATCAACCCGTCGGTCGGGGCCGCGTTGGTGCCGGGGCAAATGCCCTGCATGCACATCGAGAAAAGGAACGTGGCTCAGTCGGGCAACACGCATGACTCGGTGGACTGCGCCTATGGCGTCGGGCTCGAGGTCTACGTCTGGCGCGAGTATTCGATCGCGACCTCCGCGAACCTCGGCGTCTACTGGTGCGCGGTCGACTCGTCGACTCGAGCTCTCGTTGTGCCCCGCACCCTTCTCTCGGCGACCGGCTACGCGCCCAAGGTGGTGGCCCTCTCGGGCTCGTTCATGTTCTTTTGGTTTCAGGGCGCTGGGCCGGTGCTCCCATACGCCCAGGTCTACACCCCGGGCACGGGAGTTGGGGCCCCAGCCGCGCTCGGCATCGTGATCGCAGCACCGACGATCGCGAGCTTCGACGCTGTGGCGTTCGGCTTCGACGGCGTGACGAACTTCGTCGAGACAGCGGCGCTCTCGTACGTGTACGCAGACGGCGTGACGTCGGTGCGGTGCAGTCAGGTCACCTTCAACGAAGTCACGCTCGTTCCGGCCGTGATGACGACGACCAACCTGATCACTGAGGTGCAGGCCCCAAACGCGACCATCTGCGGGCTTGGCCTCTCGGTTTCGGGCGGCACGTCCGGGGTCGCGGCGTACGCAGTGACGGCGATCGCGAGCCCCATAAGCGGCGCCGTGCTGAGCGGAGTCGCCGGGGCTGCGATCAACGACGCTTGGGCCGCGTCGGCAGCCACATCGATCGACTGGGTGACAGCGATCTTCACCACCCTGCATCCAACGCATGTCACCGGCATCCGGCACCTGATCCACAGCCTGTCCGAGTGTCAGATCTACGTCGACGCGTTCGCCGACGTAGCGGTCCCAAACGCCGCGTCGGTGCCGATTCGGGCGTACTCGGTGTTCATGAATGGCCCCGGCTTGCCTCTGACGGTGGTGAGGTCATGGACCCTCATCAACTCGAACCTGGGCGTCAACGCTCTCACGGGCCCGTTCATTGCTGGGGCTCCGATGATCACCGGGACTCCGACCGCGGGGGCCTTCAGCAATCCTGAGGCGGTCGTTCTGCCTGTGCGAATGGATGCGCGCTACACCACCGCGCAGCAGTCGGGCGTGTTCTTGCTGGATGGGTCGACCGGAGAGGTCCTAGGCAAGGCGCTCTACGGAAGCGCGCTGGCCTACGACTATGGCGCGGCCACCGTGCCGTCTACGCCTCTCAGGACTTCGACACCCACGGTGGCCAGGTCAGGGATCGGGACATTCCTCCTCCCGGCCCTCGAGCTGGGGCACGTGACGCTACTTGCTGGGGCAAATGTCACGGAAAGCAACGTGTCGGTGCTCCTGGTGACCCCGAACGTCCCCATGGGCGCCGCGGCTGCCGACGTATGGGCACCGCGGCGGATTCAAATCGGCCGCTCGACGATGATCGCCAACGGGATGCTGTCTATGTACGACGGCGCGGCTATCAGCGAGGCAGACTTCAATCTCTACCCCGAAGGCATCACGGCTACTCGCTCGCCCGGAGGAGGAAGTTGGGCGGCAGGCACCTACGAATTCGTCGCGATCTACGAGTGGACCGACGGTCAGGGTCAGAGGCACCAGTCTGCCCCGAGCCCACCGGTTCAGCTCGTCGTCACGCTCAATGACACGGTCACGTTTCGGGTCCCGACGCTTCAGCTCACGCAACGCACCAACGTTCGGCACGTGCTCTATGGGACGCAGCCGAACGGCACCACGTTCAATCGATTCGGCAGCGCATGGGCTCCGGTGGAGATCCTCAACAACAAGGCCCTCTCGCACTCCGTGACGACGGTGCTCGTCGGCCCGCCCGCGAGCAACGAGCTTCTCTACTCGCAGCCGTTCGTGGCTGACACCACGCTTCCGAACGACGCCCCGGGTCCGTGCTCGATGGTCGGGGTCCACCAGCAGCGCCTGTGGCTTGACCTGACGGACCGCCAAGGTGCGTTCCGCTACTCGCAGCAACTGGTGACGGGCGTCGGGCTCCAGTTCAACGAGCTCCTCGGAGGGCAGCTGCCGGTCGAGGCTGGTGCGATCACCGGCTTCGCCTCGATGGACGAGATGGTGATCATCTTCTCCGACCGGAAGCTCTTCCGCATCACCGGCTCGGGGCCGACTCCGAGCGGGGGCTACAACGGCTATTCGGACCCGGTGGAGATCCCTTCAGACGTCGGGTGTTCGGATCCATCGAGCGTGCTCAAGATCCCCGATGGCGTGATGTTCCGCTCGGCCAAGGGATGGTACCTCCTCTCTCGCGATCTGTCGGTCAGGTACATCGGCGGACCAATCAAGCGATGGGACTCGGACGTCATCACGAGCGCGGTGCTGATGGAGGACAGGCAGGAGATTCGGATCAGCTCGCGCCTCACGTATGACCCGAACTGGTCTGGAGCGATCCAGTTCTGCTACTCGTACGTTGCCGATACGTGGAGCATCTTCACTGTGACTTCGTGGACTCGAACACCTGTCGCCGACATGCTTCAGGTCTTCGATGCTGTTTGGTGGCCCACGCTCGGCCGCTACGTGTCGATCGGCTACTACGACGGAATCAACCAAGACACTCCGGGCACCTACCTCGACCTGCCGGGCACCAACATCGGAGGCTTCGCAATCGGCATGTCGGCGCGCTCGTCGTTCCTCCACCTGGCGTCCCTCGAGGGCTTCCAGCGCGTGCGCTGGCTGTACCTCACGGCATCGGGGCCGACTGCTCCGGCCACCCAACTGTCGTTCCGCGTCGACTTCGACGACCTCTACCAGACCCAGAATCCTCCCGGGGCGCCTGGCTGCTACCTCACCTCGCCGCTCACGCTCACGACGATCCCTTTCGCCAACCCTGCAGCGGTCGACCTGCGGCACAAGTTCAGGCGCCAGAAGTGCAAGAGCGTGGCGATCACCGTGAATGAGAACCCCGTGTCAGCGGGTGCGGCGGGGCTCACCGGTTTCCAGGCGATGGCGCTTCAAATCGGCGCTCGTCGCGGCACCAACAAGCTTCCAGCGGCCCAAGGGGTGCCGTAAGCCATGCCCAGACGAGCAGACGGCACATGGGAGGACAAAGACGGCAACGTCGTCTATCGCACCGATCCGAACGACTCGGGCGTCGACCGCTCGAAGGCGACGTTCCGAGACGGCTTCTGGATCGACAACTCGACCGGGGAAAAGATCCCGAACAAGAACGACATGCCTGGGCGCGTGCCTGGGACCAAGGCCGGAGCGCCCGGGTCGACGGTGTGGCCAGACGGAACACCGGTCACGCCGGAGGAGCACGCCGAAATCAACAAGCAGGCCAGCGGGACGCCGACGGATCCCGGATGGCTCGACGTCGTTCTCGGAGTCGCGTCTGGTGGTCTTGGCACTGTCGCGTCCGCAGCTAGCGGGAAGTGGGCTGGCAATCCTCCCGGCGTGTCAGATGGGACCGAGCCATCGCCCGGGGCGCCGAACTACCACGTCACCGGCTCCGCCGACCCGTCAGGCGCAACAAACAATCTCCTTCCTGCCACAGCACCCGGTGCCGAGCTCCCGACGACCCAGGCGGACGAGGACCGGAAGCGGATGGCCGCCTACCTGGCGCAGCTGCAAGGCCAGGCGGCCACCGGCTCGGGCGCGTGGGAAGGGCAGCTTGCGCGGTCGACTCAGCAGGGCTCCGCCGCAGCGTCGGCGCTCGGGCAATCGGCGGCGGGGCTCGACCCGATGGCGATGAAGCGCAACATCGGCAACTCGACGGCCGGCGTGGAACAGCGTGCGGCGGGCCAGGCCGAGACGCTCAGAGAGCAAACGAAGCAGCAGGCCCAACAGCAACTCTCGGACATCAACGCGGCCCAAGCCAGCCTCGACGCACAGCAGGCGGCGGAGCAGGCGGCGGCACGTCAGGGACGACAGGAGGCAAACAAGGCAATCACCGACGAGGCGAATCGAATCAACGCAAACATCTACAACGGATATGTCCAGGCCATGGGCACGGTCGCGAGCATGGGGTCGGGCATAAAGGCTCCTGTTGCTGCCTCTGATGGCGGGACCGTTCCCGGCAAGGCGAAGGTGTTCGGCGACGACTCCGCCAACGACACCGTTCCGGCGATGCTGTCGCCGGGAGAGATCGTGCTCCCCCGCTCCGTCACCCAGTCGGGCAACCCCGAAGCCGCCGCAGCTGCCTTCGTCCAGGCCGTGAAGGAGCATCACGGGCACCACTTCGACGGTGGCGGGAAGGTGCCGGATGATCCGTGGGCCACCAAGCCCGACACCAGCGCAAGCGATGCGCTTCCGGTGCTCGCCAACGACCCGACGGCAGCGGGCGGCACCTCGACCGGGCAGGGCTACGTTTTCGGAATCACCACCCCGCAGGAAGCCGCGAGCGTGCGCAACGGCGGCCTCCTCGACACCACGGCCTACGACGCGAGCCGAACCGCGAACCTCGGGTCGACCCAAGCATTCCTCGACGCCTACGCCGGTCGGGGCCCGTCGGTGGCCCCTCAGGCGATGCAAGCCGCGACTGACGCAAACATTGCAGGCGCCCTGTCGGCACAGACGGGGGCTCGCGGGGCGGGGCGAGGCGCGGCGGCGGGGCTGATCGGCGGCCAGGCGGCAGAGGAGCTCTCGAGCGCTGGCGGCAAGGCCGCTTCGACCGCAGCCAACGAGGCGGCACGGGGCGGGCAGTCGTACGCCGCGGCGATCCAGCGCCAGCGCCAGATGGACTTGGCGTTCGCCCTCGCCAGGCAGCAGGCTGCGTGGCGGAACTCGATGATGAACGCCGGCATCGGGCTCCAAAACCAGGCCGCGATCCGGGGCATCATCGGAGGCGCGGGCCAGGCGTTTGCGGCCGGCGCTGGTGCGCTCGAGAAGCGGTTGAAGGCTCTGGACGCTGAGGCCAACGCGAACCTCGGAACTGCCGACTCTTCCGGGTCCGACCCGTGGGAGACGAACGATCCGTGGACGCAAGATGTCTCTGACGAGGGGGACTGGGGCAGTGACTCGGGCTCGGATTCGGGCGGTGATTCCCCGAGCTGGGCGAGCGACTCAGACACGGCCTACGCGGCGCACGGCGGTGAGATCCGGGCGCGCGACAAGGCCTTCACCCGCGCCTGCGGATTCGCCGACGGCGGTGACGTGCCCTACCCCGGCTTCCGAGGGGTCGTCGAAGCGGGCGAGACGCCGGAGCAGGCCGCGGCTCGGCTCGGCTACGTCTACAGCCCCTTCGGTGCTCGCACGCCCCCGGGCTTCCGCGGCGTCGCTCAGCCCGGGGAGTCGCCGACAGAGGCCGCGGCCCGGCTCGGTGGTGGACCTGGCCCAATGGAGGACGAGGCCGCAGGAAATGCGCTCGTAGCTCAATATCTCGGCGGCGCGTCAAGTTCGCCACCGGGCATGGTCGCCCAGATGGCACCAGGGGCCGCAATGCCGGTTCCGGGTGGTTCCGAGGTGGTTCCTGGAACCGCCCGACCTGCCGCACCAATGCCTGGTGTGCGCCCGATCGGAGCCCGGTCGGCACCCTTGCAGCCCGACAACTACGCGCTCGCGCAGCAGGCGATCTCCGAGCTGACCGCGGCCAACGAAGGGATCGGCCGAGCCCAAGCTGAAGCCCTTGTCGGCGCCCAGAAGGCACTTGAGCAGAAGGCGATCGAGCAAAAGGAGACCAGGGCCCGGGCGAAGATCTCAGCTGACGCGGACATGTCCCGCATCCTCGAGGCTCGCCAGGCCGTTGCCTCCTCGAGCTCCAGCATCGACCCCGGGCGCTGGTGGGCCTCGAGGTCGACGCCTGGCAAGATCGCCGCGGCCATCGGGCTCGCGCTGGGGGCCATCGGCGCGGGCAACGACGGCGTCAACCGGGCGGTTGGCATCATCGAAAACGCCATCGGGCGCGACCTCGAGGCGCAGAAGGCAGAGCACGAGATTCGGTTGCGCAAGGGGCAGATGGCGATCGACAGTGCGACCTCAATCTACACGCTCAAGCGACAGCTCGCCCAAGACGATATTGCGGCCAGCGATGCGTCTGCGGCGACCGCCCTCGAGATCGCAAAGAACCAAGTCGACTTGGCCACTGCCCGCGCTTCGAGCCCCCTCGCCAAGGCCCAGGGACAGATGCTCTCGGCACAGCTCGGGCAGAAGCGCGATGAGCACGACGCGGCGACGAAGCAGCGCTCGTTCGACAACTGGGTCAAGCGCGAGGACATGGAGACCCGCCGCATCGCGGCGCTGAAGGAGTCGGCCTCGCAGATCGGCCGAGACTTCGTTGCCCCGGGATACAAGCTGCAACCCGGCGCGGCCCCGAAGGTCGAAGAGCTCGGCAAGTGGCGCGATGCCCTCGCCGAGAAGCGAAACACCGACGTGGCCACGCGGAAGCTGAAGGAGCTGATCGACAAGAGCAGCTTCACGCCTGGAAGTGAGGCCTCGGCGCAAGCTCAGAGCCTGATCAGCGACCTCAAGGTCAGCTACAAGAACATGGCGACGCTCGGGGCCCTCAGCGGTTCCGACTACGCCCTGATCGACGCAGCCATTCCAGACCCAACCTCACTGAAGGGGCACTTCACTCCAGACAAGACGCTAAAGAGCAGGCTCGACCAATTCGCGAAGACGGCCAACAACAAGCTCCAAAACAAGGCGTCGGTGCTCGGAATCGTTCCCGCCGAAGAGGCGTCAACGGGCTCGACCAATCAAAGCCAGGTTGCTGAGGCCAAGGCCTGGCTCGATGCCAACCCGAACTCACCGAAGGCGGCGGCGGTGCGTGAGAAGCTTCAGCAGATGGGGGCTCTGTGAGCTTCGACCCCGACGCATTCGTTGGCTCGAAGTCTTCGGGGTTCGACCCTGACGCCTTCGTGTCCGGGGCGTCGGGGGCCGGATCATTCCGCGAGCGCGGCGTCCGCCAGCCAGACGGCACCTGGATCGTCCCCACGCCGCAAGGACCCGTTCACCTCGATGAGTACGGGGAGCCGCTCGAGGCGATTCACACCCCGGGCG